GAGAAGACAATCGTAGAATGAAAGTATTCTGCTCTGTCTACGACCCGAACGCACCGAAGGAGCAGCAACGTGCGTTGAACAAGCAGACATCCAACGAAGTACCCTTCTAAGGATAGCAGGTAGGAAAGGTTTCTTGTTTTCCCTTTCCTGAGAGGGAGGTTGTTCGGCAATTTGGAATAATGTCAGCCTCCCTCGTATGCTCCCGTAGCTCAGTTGGACAGAGCATTTGCCTTCTAAGCAAACGGTCACAGGTTCGAATCCTGTCGGGAGTACAAACCCATCGTTATATGCTTAAGCATTCATGATGTAGCAATATTGCATCATTATACGCCTAAACAGTCATTAATGATTCAAAATCCCATCACCTTCCATGCATAGCTTACGCCGTAATTAAACTCAACCTTGTCGGGTGAGGTGGGATAACCAGTCTAGCTCCTTGTGGCCTGCATGGTAGGGTCACTAGATTAACTCTACTTGGAGCGACATGATTAAATCGGGGGCGTAGTGTGAAGGACATTGCCCGTTATGGTTATCAAAGACTGACTGCTGGAAAGACAGCGTGTATTCCTACACTCGGGGGGAGTTAGAGGTCGTCCACCTCAGTATTCAGCTCCCCCCACCGTAGGATAAAATTGAATTAATTAAACCACAGATAGATGAACATCTTTCAAGACACACTTGACGAGTACTGCCTTCAGATTGGACACAAGCCTGAGAGAAACAGACTCAGGCACAACGTAGAAATGCGAGCGGCATTTGCCAATGGGGTCAACCCATTCTTTCATCACGCAGATATAGCTCACCTGTTTGGGTTGGAGCGAACGAGCGTGTATCACTACATCCGTAGCCACGAGACATACTATATGTCCAGCCCTGACTACCGTAAATGGTTTGCTATTGCATCACAGATTGTGGAGGAGAAAGTAGATAAAAAAGTACCTTTGCGTGTAAGGCCACAAGGCAAAAACAAAATCAACACGCATGAGCAAATTGACACCATCAAAAGGACTATCGAAGTCCTCGAAAGATTCCTTGAAAGATTCCAAATCAAAGTCACAGGACGTAAGGCCAAGTCACTACAAGACTGCGGGCAAGGAGGTGTACGAAATGATGAAGGACATCTGGGGGGAGGAGAAGTACATAGCGTTCTGCGAGATGAACAGCTTCAAGTACAGAATGAGGGCGGGCAAGAAGGAAGGCCAGCCATTGGAGACGGACATCGCGAAGGCGCAGTGGTATGAACAACAAGTAGAATCCCTGCGCAATGGAAAACAAGAGAGTAACAATTTACCCAACAATATATCGCACACAGGAAGCTCACATTACGACGTTAGAGTATGTTCTAACGAGGATTAAGGAGGGCAAGTCTCAGCCACGTGTTGAGGCTATCCGAAGTGGCGATAAGAAAGCTAAGCAGGAGCTTCCAGCTGTCTGCTTTAGTGGTGTGTTCTCCGATGGTGTTCGGAGTGACGAAACCTTGAAGTATCATAGTGGTCTTATCGTACTAGACTTTGACCACGTAGATTCAGAGCGAGTAAAGTCGGCACTAGCCGGTGACAAGTACGTCATGTCCTGCTGGATATCACCAAGCGGTGACGGAGTCAAGGCATTGGTAGAGGTAACGAATACGGAAAGGCATCGTGACCACTATCGTTCTCTTCGTGCATACTTTGACGACCAGTATGGGCTGGAGCTTGACAAGACAGGTGAGAATGAATCACGCGCTTGCTTTGAATCCTATGACCCGCAAATTGTAATCAAGGAGGAGTACGAGCGATACGGCGGCATGCTGTCTGAACGTTCAGAGAACCAGCAACTGCCAGAGCTTGGTGGTAAGACAGACTTCAGTAAGATTAATACTGCTGCTAGGATGATTGCCAAGGCTAATGATGGAGAGAAGCATCATATACTAGCAAAAGCCTCTACTTTGATGGGAGGATTCATCGCGAGCGGTATCGTCGAAGAGGACGTAGCTCGATGGGTTCTTCAAAGGGAGATAGAGAAGCGAAATCCAAAAGACCTTGACGGTGCGCTCAAGACTATTGACGATGGCATCAACAACGGCAAGAACCAACCCATTGGCGAGACGCTAAACGATGAGGAGAGGTTCAAGCGTGAGATGAAGCTGAATGATGGGGACATGTCCTTCATATCCAGTGATGATATTGATTACGATTGGATTGAGGAGTATGTGTATGGCAACATCCCTCTTGGGATGACTACTGGTAACTCGCGTGTCGATGAATACTTTGTGTTCAAGAAGGAGTTCGTCATGATTAACGGACACAGTAACATTGGTAAGACTACGTTTGCCTTGTGGATGCTCGTGGCTAGCGCGATGAACCATGATTGGAGGTGGGTAATCTACAGTGCTGAGAACAGAACAGCGGCAATCAAGATGAAGCTGATGACCTTTGCATTGAATAAGAAGATGACTAGCACCACACATCAAGAGCGCAAGGCTGCTCGCAAGTGGGTAGAAGAACACTTCATTGTCATTGACAACAGCAAGACGTATAGCTACATGGATGTTATTCTTTTCTGTGAGAAGGTGCACAGGCAGCAACCCATTGACGGTTTGTTTGTTGACCCTTACAACAGCCTCAAGACAGAGATGAGTTCAGGTCGTGGTATTGGTATGCACGAGTATCATTACGAAGCTGCATCAGAGTTCCTGACCTTCAGCAACAACATGAGTGTAGCTGTATGGGTGAACGCCCACAGCATCACTGAGAGTCAGCGTAGAAAGGGCGACGATGGTTTACAGATAGCTCCATACGCAGAGGACACAGAACACGGCGGCAAGTGGGTGAACCGTGCTGATTGTTTTATCACCTTACACAGAAAGATTCAGCACCACGATGCAATTCAAAGGCGATGCGTAGAGATGCACGTTCGCAAGGTGAGGGAGGTTGATACAGGCGGTAAGCCCACCCCATTCCTTGAACCATTGATGTTCGAGTTCAACTCAACGCAATCAGGGTTTGGCTTAGCTGGCCCGGAGCCTAAGTTGTTCCCAACACTTAGTGAAAAACTTGTTGGTAAACAAAGTGAGATATGATTTGACCGCTTCGTAAATTGTATCATGGCTATTCGCAGAAGAAAGAACCTGACGAAGCCACTGAAGGGGAGAAAGAAAAGAGACCTCAGCAGAGGCAAAGTAAAGCTTAAGTCAACCCTTGAGACTTACTGCTACGACCAGCTTAAAGAAGCAAAGCTAAAGTTCGAATACGAGTCCGAAACGTTTCAGTTGGTGGACTCGTTTCGGTATCCGGGTATTTACTACAAGTCAACCAGAGGCAAGGATGTAATGAGCGACGCTACCAACAAGGTGGTGTTAGCAATTAAGTACACCCCAGACTTCATTAGTCACGAGCATAGGTTTATCATTGAAACCAAAGGATACGTTCCATCCCAGCACACCTTTCCGTTGAGGTGGAAGCTGTTCCTAAAGTACATGCACGACAATGATATGGATGACTACATGCTATTCATTCCGAAGAACAAAAAACAGGTAGACCACACCATTGAAATCATAAAATCCCACATCAATGACTGAGCAGAAACTCAGTGAGCTTTACCACTACGCAACGGATGAGATACATAAGTTGACCGCCGAGCTGTACGAAGAGCTGCACACAGATAAAGGCAGTCCGGAAAAGGACTGGCCTCTTACCCTTGAGAACGTAAGGAACTACAAGAAGGCTGTCATCATGGAGCTTGAGTCAATTAAGCACGCACTGAAGGAATTTAATGAACAGCAGCTACCCTGAGTTAACCGTCACTGACCCTATGGTTTGGGTGGCTGGAGCACGTGCCATGAAAATGGGGCATATCAAGAATAGTATCACGGCTGGCAAGGCTAACCTAGAAGCATTCATCGCTGAGGAAGCGGTATCCAAATACCTGAAGCAAAAGCTTGAGGACACTAAGGATTATGACATCCTCTGGGTTCCTGACGGAGAGCCCCTCACTGCAGATATCAAGACAAAAAGAAGGACTAAGCTGCCGTCTCCATACTTTGATTGTCACATAGCGGACACGAGTCTGCACCAGCAATGCGATACCTACATATTCACATCGGTCATTCAGGAGGATGAGTGGTGGCGAGTATGGGTGCTTGGTTGGTTGACGAAGGATGAGTTCTTCTCGAAGGCTAAGCGTGTAAGAAAGGGTGATAAGGATGGTCAGTTCGTAGAGCACGTAGACGGATACAAGTGTAAGGTGTCAGACCTAA